GGAATGGTACAGGGCCAACCACATGCGCTAAGTTCGAGCAGCTGTGCTCCAAGGGTTGCGAGGGATGCCCGAGCCGTGGAAACATTACAAGCCCTGCGCAGTTGTCCGTTGCGACTGAGACTGAGATTGTTACTGATGCAGGTGAAGAATTCACGTTCACACTGCCCAAGGGCTACGCGATTCAGAACAACAACATCATGCGCGAGGTCAAGACTGAGATCACGACGACCGATGCAAACGGCAATGAAGTCGCGCAAGAAGTAATTGAGTTTGACCACGTCAGCCCCTACGAGATGCACATCACGGGTGTGTACCACGACCCAGAGAGTAAGAAGTCAGCGTTCAAGATGCTGACCAAATACCCGATGACTGGGTGGAAAGAAACAGAACACGAGATCACTGTGCTTGCGACGATCGGCAAGGACTTCTCAGGATTTTTATTGAACCAACAAATTTATATTAAAAATGCTGGACAGCAAGAAAAAGTAAGGAGTTATTTAATGGACTATTTATCTATGGTGCAACAACAAGCGCCCACAGGTTTGGATTTCGTCAACTTTGGTTGGCAAGAGGACGGCTCGTTCATGTGCGGGCAGACAGTGCTCGGCTCTCCAACTGGCACAGTAGACACACGTCTGCGTGGGCCCGCCGCCAATTTCTCTAAGCTCATTGGCCCGCATGGTGAACGCTCTGAGTGGGTGCGTGCCATGGAGATGCTTACCCTTCCCGGTACAGACAACATCCGTGCATCAATCCTGACGGGTACAGTAGGCATCCTTGGCCCTGTAGCAGGTAATGCAACAGCCATCGTGTCGATCTATTCGCACGAGACAACCACCGGCAAATCATTGTCCATCATCGGTGTTAACAGTTTGATCGGTTACCCCAAGGAATTGTTCCTTAGCCAAAAGGACACAGCCAACGCGCTGTACAAGATGCGTGGCGTGCTGAACAACTTGCCATGCTGTATCGATGAGATGACTGCATCTGACGACCGTGACATGGCCGACATTGGTTACACACTGAGCTCTGGTCGTGAGAAGATTTCAATGACGAAAGAGCGCGAGTTGCGCGAGCCTGCTAAGTGGTGCGGGCCTACTCATGTGACGTCCAACATTTCAATGTACCAGAAGTTTGAGAACGCGCAGTCGGGCAATGACCCACTGAAAGCTCGTTGCTTGGAGTTCATTCAGGACGACAGAGAATTTGTCGCTACCCGCGAGGATGGGCGTAGCAATGGTTACGATTTCTACGCGCTACTAGAGAAGAACAACGGTTGGGCTTTCCCTGAGCTTGTGCAAGTTGTGATCGACAAGGGCGGCCCAGAAGCTGTGTGGAACTGGTCTGAGGCATCATTTAATAAAACGTTTAGCTTTGTGTTTGAGCCGCAAGAGCGCTTCTATAGAACGCTACTCATTGCATCATGGGGCATGGGACGCATTGGCCAAGCCTTGGGTATGTTCCCATTCGATGTTAAGCAGACTATTGAGTACATGATTGACCGTGTTAAGCAGACTCGTAGGGCAGCTATTGAGAATAAGTCAGATGTGTTCGACACCATCGGCCAATACATCATGGAGCACAACGACCGCTTAGTGCATTGCACAGAGGTATACGGCACAGGTAAAGAACAGGTCACACAACCTGCCCCAGAGAAAGCCGTAGCACGCGTGAAGGTGGTCTATGATGCGGCTAACCCCGTGTTGCCGGGAAGTGTGATTTCAATAAACTCGACGTTGTTCAAGGCATGGCTAAACCGCACGAAGGACAGCATGGATCGAGTTGAGCGGGAGCTTGAGTCCAACGGTGCACTGATCGCCAAACGCGACCGCGTGACAATGTTTAAAGGATGCAGGGACAGGAGCCCCGGCCAGACACACTGCCTGATCGTAAACCTGAACCACCCTCGTTTTGTGTCTACGCTAACCGGCACATCCTCTAGGGAACAAAGCCCTGTGCTACTGGCTGTTCTAAATGGCGCGGCTGTGGGACAATAAGCAATCTTTTGTGAGGACAACATCATGCCACGTGACTACAAAAAAGAGTACGCCAACTACCAAGGCAAACCTGAACAGATCGCTAACCGAGCTGACCGCAACGCGGCACGTCGGCATATGGAAAAGAAAGGCATCGTCCGCAAGGGCGATGGCCTCGACGTGGATCATAAGAAGCCCATGGCAAAGGGCGGTGGAAATGGCGGAGGTAACCTCCGCGCAGTTCCTAAGTCTGCGAATCGTTCGTTTGCACGAACACGTTCAGCAGGGATGAAGTAATTACTTCTTGGCCTTGGGCTTAGCGCCCTTGACTTTGTCATGGGCTACCATCTTCTTGGCAGCTTTGACTTCAATACCTAGCTTCTTGGCAAAGCTTGGGTTGTGCGCAGCGGCCCGCATAGTGCGGGCTTGCTTGTCCGATGTGAACGGCATTACTTCTTACCCTTCATTGCACAGGCACCCATCTTGGCGCACTTGGCGGGGGTAGGACAACCAGCACATGGTTTGAATGGTGCAGGCTTCTTAGCTTTGTTTGTGGCTGTGCGGCCACCGCGCATTGGCATTTCTCTCATGGTATTCTCACTTCATCTTAGAGGTTGATTTCTTACCTTCGTGCTTCTTCTCCATAGCGGCGTAAGCCTTTTTGGAAGGAGCCATCTTCTTCTCTTTAGCTTCCATGGCTTTGGACTCGCCTTTGCCAAATGGATTCATCTTTTTACCGTACATAGTAATCTCCAGTCAAGGGTTAGCGAAAGTTCGCGGTTTTTGCAGCAATCTTTTTGGGTTGAGCTACAAACTGTTTGCCTTGCGCTTTACCTGCACGCTTGGCCCGTGTCGTTGCTGCGTACTCAGCAGGACTCAATGATTTTATAGCAGCTTCAGGTAAATAGCGTTCACCAGTTTTACTGGATGGCTTGCCTGACTTGGTACGCCACTTCTGGTCTGTCCAGTCTTTAAGTGATTTCTGAGAGGCTTTCAATCTCTGTACCCCCCACCGGCTGCCTTGTACTTCTTGGCAACGAGTTGTGCTTTACGGGCAGACCATTGACCTGCACCAGTGCCTTGCGTAGCTGCGGCTTTTACTTGAGCCACAATCTTCTTGCGAAGTGTTGGCTTGGTGTAGTTGCCAGCTGCATTGACTGTGGATTTAGATTTGGTAGCCATGTCAGCAGTTCCATGCACGCAGTGATTTATTGATGCGGGAGTTCGGGTCTTTAGCCGTCTTCTCGCTTGTGAGCTTTTTCTTCATGCCCTCCATGCGGGCACAGAACGAGTCACGTCGTGGGCCACCCTCTGGTTGAGGAGCCTTGAGTCCCGGCTTGCCGGGATTTGCTTTGTTGTAAGAGGCACGCCCCTTAGCATTGAGCCCGCCCTTTTCGGACTTGCCCTCTTTACGTTGCCATGCTGGTGTCTTAGCCATTACTCTTCCCCTTTCGCTTTGTCGATAGCTTCCATCATACGCTCACGCAAGTCACCCAATTCTTTCTCTAGCGCGGCAGGGTCTGGGTAACCTCTGCGGTACTCATCGCGGGCGGCCTTTGTCATTGCGGCTTTATAGTCACGTTGCAGTTTGCGAATCTCTAAGCTGCGGTAGTACGCCGCTTCATCGACGTTGAACTCATACAACTTAAGACCGAATGTGCGAGCGATTGCAAGGTCGCTAACAGGAGTTCCAGTTGGGCCTGTCTTGTCAGCAAGAATATCACTAATTGACTGCAACTGCCTACTACTTATTGCAGGTGGGGTGACAATGTCGTACGCAAACTTACCTACGTTACCTAGCTTGTCCCAGTCAGAGTCTGTAGGCTTATGAATCGACTTGCCTGTGTAAGGGTCTACACCAAGAACCATGCCAGCAACTGCAGAAATAAGCGGGCCACTAGGTGTCAACGAGCCGGGGAACCATGACTGACCCATGAATCCATTTGGCAAACCCTTTGCGGCGGAAGCCATAGGCATGTAGTCACCAAGGCGGTAATACACAGGATTGTTGTCATCACCCATAAATGGAATGCGAATATGCATGTAAGGGCCAATTCCGAACATACGCTCACGAACGTATTCAGGGCCCCTCTTACGTAGTTCCTCATCGTCATCACCGGCGGCGGAAGCCATGGCTGCGTCAATGAGGTAGTACACCATCATCACGTTCGCAATCTTCCAAGGCTGGTGCATTGCAATACGGCCCATCACTGGGGTAATCGCATACAACCAAGACACGAACGGCAGGAATGATTGACGTGCAAGACGTACAGCTTTAGAGTCAATGTCGTAGTCGAGGAATGCCTCGCGAGCAAAGTTCCCGCTGTTTTTAAACGTCTCAGCAGAAGGTGTGGTTTCACCGTTCTTCTCTTGCAGTTCGCCCACCTTCTTCATAAAGGCTGCAAGGCGGAACACGTTATCTTCTGCGGCATACAACTCTGTAGCGATGTTGTCGGCTTTGTTTCCTAGCTTGGCAGCCAGTTTGACGCCCTTCTCAGCCTTGGACTTCTCATAACCTGTGAACATCTTTAGACGTTGCATCAGTGACGTATCAGTTGGCTGTGAAAGGTTCTCACTCCATGCCTTGTAGATGGCTTCTTTAACTTCGGCACTGGAGTAGTCGCCAAGCATCGCACCTGAGTTCATGAACTGAGACATGATTGCCAGTTCAGTCTTGTTAAGGTCTTTGGGGTTAAGCTCGTACTTGGCGAACAACTTAGCCGCGGAACCAATTGTGCTGACAGGGATGTCGTGCATCATCGCCAACGTAACGTTGGATGCGATGTTTGTAATGTGGGTTCCGGGGTTATAAACAGTCTTCGACTTTTTGAACCAACGCATAAGGGCGTTGTATGCACGGAACGACACCAGCGGCTTGCGATCCGCCATATCGGTCATAGCACTCCACACAGGGCCGGGCATAAGCTTTCCTGCCAAGTCGCCGTAAGCATCTACACTAGGAATTCGAACCCATGTGTTGGAGTTACGATACAAGTCAGCAATCTGCGGTGATCTAGCTTCGTCCTTTGAAATATTTAGGATTTGGCTTTCCTCCGGTGCGGCTCCGAACACTTTCTTGATGTCAGCAACAGAAGTAAAGGCTACGCTCAGAGCTGTTGGCTTGCCGTCTTCGTAACCGATCTGTGCAGCGGCTTTAGAGAAGTTGCGTGACGCGTAGTTGTTTGCAAGCGCGGCCATGGTGTTACGCATAGCGTTGCCAAGCGAGGTAACCTTCTTCTCGAGAATAGCCTGCTTGGCAGTCATGTTGGATGTGAACTTGTAGCCTTCACCCTTCTTGCCAGAGATGCGCCATTGACGCGATGGGTCAACAGTAAAACCTACGGGGTTACCGTTAGCATTAAATTCCTTGATCGACATGTAACCTTGCGGCACTTTGGGGCCAGCAGGGTCTTTAATATTAGGGCCGAACACTTGGTAGAACGGGCCAGTTATGTCGACGTCACCGTTTGCGTCTTTGCCCATCCAGTGTTGGAAGCCATCGATTGTTTCTTCGAACCGATGTTGCAATCCAATAATCTCACTGAGTTTACGTGCACCGAATGTGTGGCTAGCAACTTGATTGGTGTTACCTGCAAACAGCAACGATTCAGAGAACTTAGTCCCCTTGAAATAGTCTTGGTCTTTTTTCGGCAACTGCGAAATGTACAGCGCCATACTCTTGGCGACGGAATCCGCGATTTCTTTAATCTTGTCCGCATCTGCAAATTTGTCCAATGCTTTTTCGTTGCCGTCTAAGTAGTCGAACAATGCGTTGGCTTCTTCTGCGCTACGTGATTCTACGAAGTTGGCGAGCTGTTCCATGCGTTGGTAGCCAGTATTCTTGTCTACCTTGTAGTCGCGCATCGCGTCAATGGTTGGGGCGTTTGCACCAAACGTAGAGTTCAAATAGGTGATGTACCTTTCAGTAGTTGGGAAGTCCTTACGAATTTTGTCTGCTAGCTTGGTAGACAGTTCACTTACTTTTGCAGCGCCACGTTGCCAGCCAACTAGATCAAAGACAAACTTAGTGCTCAGGGCCGCAGGTGCAACCTTCTTGTTGTACACACGGAGATCAAGCGCGGTTACTTTCTTCTGTGGCGTACCTGTAGTTTCTACCTCAGCTTTTAGAATATTACCAACGGCCGCACCCTTCTTACCAGCACCAGCGGCTTCAAGCAGCTTAAATGTGTTGCCGATCACATCGGCGGCAACGGAGGTACGAACACCAACGAGCTTCTGCACAGTCGTCAGAATTGCTTGCCAGATGTTGCTAGCCGCGTTGTAGAAAGACTTGGGAGCCTCGGTGCTGTCCATAGCTTCCAGTGCGCGACGGAAGTCGTTAAGTGTGTTGCCGTAGGAAATCAATTCCAGAACAGCGTCGAGTTCCTTCTTGTCCTTCATCAGCGTCTTAAGTACGTCCTGCACGCGCTTGGCGTCAGGGCTCAATTGGCCTTTAAAGTTAACGACCTGCTTAAGAGAAGCTTTCAGCGCACGAACTTCTGGTGCATCTGGGTTCTGATAAACATACCACTGCAATGCAGCATGCAACGCTTCGTGCAATGTAACCGCCGCAGACGCATCGCGTTGGATATAGACTGTGTTGGTCTTAGGGTCGTAGTAGGGTTTACCCTCAGTAATAAACTCAAGCTTAGGCGCGGTGTCGCTGTCGTATAAAGACTCAAACACACCTTTGGCGATAGTTCTTTCGAAAGGCGTACCACTATTTCTAATATAGCGAAGCACGCCTAAGATACCAGTTGCGGGTCTACCGCTACCAAACGTAGTGGTTCCTTGGGCGGCTTCTTCTAGCGGCGTTTGTTCTACGCCTGCGGCCGTGGCTTCTGCAGAGTTTCTAATTGGTGTCTGACGAACAAAGGCAGCATCGGATTCACCTTGGAACATATTGTCTTTGGCAGCTCTCCACCCTTGCGACAGCATGGTGTCCATTTTTTCAAATGCCACATCAGTTGGGTCTCTACCATCTTTGCGCTCTGTTGCTTTTTGGCCGAAGTCTTCGTTCATACCCTCGTCGTTAAATTGAGTATGCAACTTCTGCTGCACCATATCTTTGACGAGCTTGACGATAGCTTCGACATCCTTGGCGTTCCCACCAACGGCTTCGCCCAGCCCTGCGAGGGCTTGACGTGTTTGTTCGAGTTGGTCTAGCGTAGTCTTTACGCGCTTGCCGGTCTTAGCTTTGATCTGCCCACGTTGTTCGGCAGGAGTTTGACCAGCCAACTTTGTTGGCTTGTACACGGTCTCTCCATCTTCTTTAACCACTCTACCGTTTTCATCCAGAACTGGGGTCTCTGTTGGCACACCACGAAGCATGTTGCCGCCAGCGTTGCTGAACTTGTAATAAGACTTGGCAAATGCCCGCACAGCGTCAGCGATCTGCTGTTCTTTGTCACTGATACCTTCAACAGTTGCGGAAGGGTTCAACAACGCGTCACGAATGTTGCGTAGAGAGCTGACGGTTAATGAAGTCTTGCCCGGTACAGGTTTCTTATCAGCGCCTTCGACGCCAGCCTGCAGTGGGTTATTTGCAACGTTAGTGCGGTTAGCGGTCTGAAGCGCCGCGGTCAAGCCCATATCGTCTTGAGCTTTCTGCTCGGCAGTTTGTCTAGCAGCAACACGGTTTGCAGCTTCCTGTTCCTTACCAGTCAGAGCACCAGTAATTTTTCTGCGTTCCGCAGACAGTTGCATACCAGCAGCGCGTAAAGCGCCTTCGCGTTCTTGGTAATTAGTTAGCTCTCTAGCACGGCGAGCTTTACCATCATAAGCTTCCTGCGCCTTGTTCCATGCATCAGCTTGTTCTTGGCTGAGTGTGATCTCTTTGTCGTTAACCTTTACGACTGATCCAACGGCAATGGGTGCTTTTTGTTTTTTCGTTTTTGTTTGCTTGGCTTGAGTGGTTTGAGCGCCATCTTGAGTAGTCGTAGCAGGAGTAGAAGAAACGCCCCCTGCGGCTGGCGCAGGAGGCAAAGGGGCGGCTGTGGTCACACCACCCAGAGGAGAAGCGGGGGCAGGCGCGGGTGCAACGGGGCGATCGGAAAGTTGGCTTGTTGGCCCAGTAAGCGACTCTTGAGGGCCCGGTCTGTCCAAGCGCATGTTGCTGAACGGAGCTGGCTGAGCAGGGAGCAGATCAGTACGTGCAAGAGGCTCAAAGCCTTGTGGCTCAACAGGCTCCATCACATCGGGGTTCATGATGCGTGAGTAATCAGCCTGTGTACCAGCGCCCTGTGTCATACCGGGAAGTTGTTGTGTACCTGCACCAGCCTGAGCTGCGGCAATGTATGGAGCTTCTTGTTGCTGGGTTTCGTCTTGCAGACGTGACACTATGGGACGAGCCAAGTCACCGGTTTCTTGGATACCAAGCAACTGATCGCCACGGCGACCGATCATGCGTTGATACTGCTCACCAACTTGACCGATACGGCCAAGGGTTTCCTCACGGCTTTGCATTAGATCGATGTAGTCTTGACCAGCTTTCTGTGCGGCCAAAGACGAAGACAAGAACTGCGTTGCCTCTTCGGCGGACATTGGACGGCCAGCAGCCGCACGTTCTGCGATCGTGGCGTAGGGGTCAAACTCTGCGAGCTTTTTAGCTGCAGCTTCAGGAGTTGTGATGACGTTGTTTGGATTAGTCAGGTCGACTTCGCCATCGGCACCGGGCAATGGTTGATTAGATGTAATAGTGCCGTCAGGTTGAATCGTAACGGTTGGGTCTTGGCGCGTACCTGCAGCAACAGACAAACCAGTGCGAATAGCACCGCCACCTAGGAATGCTTTAGCACCGGCTACGCCGTATTGATCGATAGCTTCGGCACTGGTTAAGTCTGCAGCTTCACCAGTTACACCATAACGTTCAAGCGCAGTCTGAGGAATCTCAGTAATAAGTTCTTCTACACCACCACGGGCAAACTGTTTAGCAGCAGCTTTGTATGCATTTGTACCGGCCTCACGAGCCAAGAACTCTGTGCCTTCTCCAGCAACCCTTAACGCAACTCGTTCCGCACCGCCAAAACGCTCAAGCAATGCAGCAGGGATCGTAACTGCAAGGGCGCGGCCTTTTTCATCAATACCTTTTTCACGTTGCTCAGAACGGATACCGCCGTATGTCTGGACAGCGGCAGGCAGCAAGCCGCCTACGAAACCACCAACTTGCTGACCAACTGCAATACCAGCAGGGCCAAACGGAATACCCAACGCGCCACCAACTAGACGGCCAGTAACTTGGCCGCCAACAGCAAGACCGACTTGTGGAGCTACCTCGCCAACAGCTTCACGAGCTGTTGTGAACGGACGTGACAGGACATCGCTAAACGAACTGATCTCGCTAGGGTTACGACGGACAATACCAGTGCCGTACTGCTCAATACCACTACCTAACTGCTCAGCACCAACGTCACGCAAGGCAGAGCCAGCACCAGAAATAAACTGGCCGGAAGCCCGTTTGATGTCAGACATCAGGCCGGGTGTGTTCACTCGCTCCTGCGGAGCTGCGGGTGCTTGACTAGCAAAGTAACTGTCTGGAAGAATTGAACCACCGAAGTAGTTAGTGGTCGCCGCCCCCGCGGTACCAACTTCTTGCTCCTTCTTTTTCCTAGGTTCGCTGTCAGAGAAGAGGCCGTTGAAGTAGTCCATGCTTGGTACCTTGCGATTATTTGATAAGGCCGAGTTGTCGTGCCCTTGCAGTCTCAGCTGGGGTCAACGACTCGTTACGAGAAATTTTACCCTGTAAATAGCGCGTTGCTGTAGCGGTTGTTCCTACAGTATTTTCAACTGTTTGTGCTACTTGCGGTAGTACCTGTGAAACAACAGATGGCGCTCCAGTAGTTAAACCAGTTGGCTTCCCTGCGGTGGTAACGTAGGGATTAGTTTCGCCAGTACCAGTACGAGATGTGTTGATACCAGATGTTGGTGCTACATTCGCTGCGGCAGCGGGTTGCGGTGCCTTAGTAGGAGCTGTGTATGTAATACCCGCCTCTTTAGCCAACCCAGCAATGGTGGCTTCACCAATTCCGTTATCACGCAAAGTAGCAAGGGCAGATTCTTCGTTGCCGTCTTTTTTGGCACGAACGAGTCCTTGCACAATTGTTTTGTTGCGGTCTTGAAGCGCAACGCCTTTGTACACATCGGTAATCTTCGCCTGTGCAGTTTCCAACGACTTGGGCTGCAACGGGTCAATGCTTTTGAGAATGGCATCTATTTGGGCTTTGACTAAAGCGCTCTCACCTTTATCAAGCTTGGCCAAAGCTCTAACATCGGCTTGGCTAACCTCAAGACCAGCAGCTTTGAGATCGTCAACCATAGTCTGAATCGGTTTAGCCAGACGGTCTTCTCTTTCCTTGGTAAGCTGCAAGTTTTCTTGCGATATCCTAACATTGGCTTCTGAAGCTGCGGTCTGCCTTCTTTGCAACTTAAGTTGTTCGGTCTGAATGTTGTTCATGAACGATCTCTGCGCGTAATCAATTAGCTTAGACGGATCATTAAACGCTACCAAACCTTCAATAAGTTCTTGCCTAGTTGTTTTGGTATCTGGCAAGGCGTTGCCGTTCAGGTCGACACGTTTGACGGTGATTGTGCCGTCTTTGTTTTCTTTAAATTCTTTGACTTTGGCACCGTCTGGTACAAACTTGTCATAGAAATCTTTAGCGCCGGAAAAGTCTCCTCTGTTGACTCTATCAGCAGCTATACGAATAGCATCAGTACGCTCCGCACCTTGCAACTCGATTTGCGCTTTAGCGGTAGTCACAAAGTCTCTATACGCGCCCATAGCCTCTGTTGTCTTACCAGCAGCAGCGAGATTCTGTGCATTGCGCTGCGCAGACCACATCATGTCTTCGTTAGTGGGAGGACGCATGCCCGTAACATTGCCGTCTGCGTCTTTAATAGCCAAGCGGTCAGACCAATCTTTAGACAGCTGCGCTTGGCGGGCTTCGGCGTCATCACGTTCTTTTTTTAGACGCTTTTGTTCTGCAATCGTAAGTAAACTGGCTTCTTGCTGGGTTTCAAATCCGAGTTGCGTACGTTTCTCTGCCGCTTGTGCGCGTTCTTCAGCAGTAACGTTCTGTAAAGCCTGTTGACGACGCATGGGGTCAGTCATGGCATTAGCCATAGCGCGAGTGCGGATTGTTTCCATACGCTCCGGTGTTAACCCACCTTCATAGCGTTGACCAAGGAACTCAGTCAGTCGCTGAGGAGCTACGTCGATAGACGCTCCTGCTGGAGCGGGCATGTCACCCTGCAAGTCCAAACCTTGTTTAGGTGTGTAGCGAAGCGTAGGGGCTTGGCCCGGAGCCGCAGGGATAGCCTCAACGTCGTAAGCACCAGAGGCTTGCAAACCTTGAATCTGCTGAGTCCCCGCAGTACCGTAATCTTGTATCTCATTAGCAGTAGCGCCTTGGATTTTCTCCATGGCACGGCGTTCTTGGCCTTCTCTGAAGGCTCGACCGAGCTGAAGACCTGACTGTAAACCTGATGCCCATCCCATATCAAACCTCCAACATTTCAATGCCGAGACCGGCGTAGTTAACTGCTTTGTAGCCGTCAGGCATTGTGAATACCATCTCTGGGTAACGTTTCTCAACGTCTTGAGCCATCACACCTAAGAAGCGTTTGCCAGTTCCACCGATGTACTCAAACTCATAGAGCGGTAACATTGTGCGTTCATCGCGGCCAACCACTTCAATATTTTCTTTGAGGCGACGGTCAGAGCGGAACGCAGCGGCTGCACCAAGAAGGGAGCCAAACATTTCACCTTGAGCGTTAACGCCAGTGTTGTATGCGCTTGTTTGCGAGTTAAGAATGTTGCCTTGGCCTGTGAGACCCATCTGAGCTCCAGCCAGAGAATAGCCAGCACCTTGGCCAAACGCGGCACTACGCTGATTACCGGCAGACATTGCTGAGCCAAGACCCGCAGTACCAGCCCCAGAAGCGCCACCATAAGCACCGAGAGAAGCACCTGCGAGACCTCGGCCTAAGCCAGTAACATCTAGGCTACGAGCAAAACCTGTTTGTTCAGCTTGACGACGAGCGTTGGTAGCTGCACCGGCGGTCAGCCCTGCAAGGCCAAGAGCATTTTGATTTCTCATCATCAGGGCAGCGCCAGACGAAGCGTTGATACCACGACGAGCCATGTCTCGAGACGTAACACCTTGGGCAGATTGGAATGCGTTAGCTGCATCAGCAGAAGCCTGAGCGGCAAGCTGAGCTCTGTTACCTTCGGTGTTGTACTGTTGCGCTTGTGCAACAAGACCTTGCTCCAACGGTCGGAACGTTTCCCTTTGGTAGTCGTAATAGTCGCGCCCCTGCCGCATCAGTTCTTCTTGAGCAGCCATTTGCTGGGCAGCAACTCGTTCAGCCAGAGGTTTCATTTCCTCGTACTGACGCTGTGCGAAGTCCATTTGACGATTGCCAAGACGTTCAGCAGTAGCAATACCACGCTCCGTGGCCGCAGCCATCGCCGAATAGTCTGGTGGTGCTGACGATTTTTTGCCCATATTTACTCCTTGCGCAGCCAACGACAGGTGTCAGGCCGCATTACCAAAACCTGCATATCAGCGCCGGGAGCGCCGTCTTTCATTACAAACTCTTCTTCAAACCCAAGATGCTTATCGAATTCTATGATATGTGGTTCATTTGTGGGCACCATGCCAGTGAGTCTTTTTAACTGGCAGTGGTTAAATGCATAGTTGCACACATGCTCGAAGAGGGGAATGATTTGCTTCGTCTGCCGTGCGATGGCTATATGACATGTAGCGTTTGATCCATTGTAGTTGTTTATGACTACTCCGGCTAGAACCTCATCGCCGTCCATGACACCAAGCGCGTAGAAACCGCCCCAATCTGAGTCCTGCCCGACACGCTTAGCAACCCAAGCGCCAATACGATCTTTCTGGTCAAAGACAAGTTCTGCCATGTGCGTATTATGTCTTATTGCGGTGGAGTTGGCCAGATGATTTCTGTAGGATAACCGGATTGTGCTGTGATGTCACGCAGCTCCTGTCGGTAGGTTGCCCATGCAGTTTTAGTAGCCAACAGTACATCAGGCATTTGAGTCCAATCAGAAGCAGCAAGAAAACGATTGCGTCGCTCTTTAGCTTTGGTTTCTAATACCGGAATGTCGGGAATCCACTCTTTAGTGACATAGTCAAAGATGTAGTCGGCGGCAGGTGGAAAGCTACTTGTAATAGTCCCACCAACAACTTCAACCCATGGAGCTGTTCGTGCGTCGTCGGGTTGGTCTGAGATTTCATACTTTTTGGTGTCCGAGTTAAACCAAGTCGTACCGCGGTAGTCGGCAGTCAGCACCCATGTTAAGCCATTCCATTTGGGGCGCAACTTACCTTGAGCCTCGGGTGGGGCCTCAGATACTCCAACAGGCGAATCAACATAGATTGTCCCGCTGTAGAAATTGTCATTGTCGTATGTGTATTTCATGCTCGGTTAAGTATCCATCGTACTTGCGTGGGGACTGTGAGGGAGGTAAAAGTGCTTGATACGTTTGTAATGATGTAGTGCCGCAGAAAAATAAAAACCCGATTATCGTCTGTGGTCGTAGACCCGCCAACTGAGTAACGTCTGTTTACAACGACTTCAGCAACAACAGTGATATTAAACTGCCCATCCCCGCCAGAATAGTTAGACTCGGACAAAGGCTGAGCACTACAAGAAAACGGCTGTCTGAGGATGACGGCTAGAGGGAACGCCGAAAAATAATCGTCAGTTATGTTTGTTGGGACTACACGGTTAATATTGACAAGCTGAGATGTTCCGACTGGAAGGGGGGTGTCAATGTAGTAGCCGCCCTCACCGTCGTTCATATAAGTACTGGTATAACCCAATAATGTCTGAGATGGCAGGGTAAGAACTCCACTTTCCAAAACGTTACGACGGGCGACGTTCATGCTGTCAGCAGTCAGCGTAGATGCCGTTACAGCTCCAGAAAAACTACCAGTCGCACCAGACAGAGCGCCACTAAAAGTACCAGTAGCACCAGACAACGCACCACTGAACGTACCAGACGCACCAGTCAGATCACCCTTGAACGTGGCGTTACCCGCATTGTCCAGAGCAAAAGTTGTTAAACCGTTCTTAGTTCCAACGATACCTGTGCTGCCGATGTAGAAACCATTAAAGCCGGGTTGGCCGTTTAGCGCAGGGTTGCCCACAGTGATTGCGGATGCTGCGTTTAGCGTCACGGGGCCCGTCAGAACCTGAGCACCAGCCCTTGCAAGTTTAGCGTCAGCAGCGGATTGAGCCGCAGAAGCAGCAGAGACAGCGGCGTTAGCAGTGGATTGAGCAGTTGAAGCTGCGGAGGCAGCGTTGTTAGCCGTGTTCTGTGCAGTAGAGGCCGCAGAGACAGCCGAGTTGGCAGTACCCTGAGCCGTAGAAGCCGCTGCAACGGCAGAATTTGCCGTTGAGTTAGCCGTGTTGGCTGTTGAGTTAGCATTGTTAGCTGTATTGACAACAGTAGAAGCAGTAGTTCCAGCGATCGAACCTGTGACATCACCAGAAAAAGAACTGGCTCCAAGGCTAGAACCCGCAGACAGAATCACTGTGCCGTCAGCCGCACGGATTGACAGACCGTTTGAATTAATCTGAGACGCAACTAGTTGGCCGCGAATGGAGGCAGCACCAAACTCCGCAGAGCCACCGCCGTCTATCTTCCAGCCAGCAGAGCCAGAGACGTAGTTAGAGGACTGGACGTACTGACCAACGCTGATTGAGCCAGCTCTGATTTTGTCAGCAGATAAAGAAGCAATCTTGGCATTGTCCACCGCGAGGTTGGCGATCTTAGCGTTAGTGATCGTGCCGTTCTGGATGTAGCCGTCAGTGATATACACACCAACAGGAACCTCTACACCGCCAATAGTTACGGGTGTTGTCCGGACAATAAACGGCATCGTGGGCGTGATGCCCGGGCCGCTAGGGCTTGCAATGTAGAACGAGTCAGAACGAACAGCAAAAGTACTGGTTGCCCCTGCATCATTAGCCGTAGAAGCCAGACCGAAGCCAGAGACATAACCGTTTAGGTCAACCTTGACTGTGTACTTGCCTTCAAGCGCAGTACCGCTAGCCTTGGTGAAGTAGTTAGCCTGCAACGCCGCAGTCGTTGTGTAGTTGTTCAACGTACTTGAAGAAACCAAATCAGTCGTTGCGTTTGAAATTGCCGTGTTAGCTTCGGTCTTGGTGTAGTAGTTTGTTGTCAGTGTGGCGTTAGTAGGGTAATTACCTAGTGTCGTAGCCAAGCCGCTGGTTGAAACCAAATTAGTTGTTGCGTTGCTAATCGCAGTGTTGGCGTCTGTCTTAGTGTAGTAGTTGGTTGTCAGAGCCGCAGTGGTTGTATAACTACCAAGAGCAGTGTTCAGAGCAGTTGTCGAAACCAAGTTCTGAGTTGCCGCAGTAATGGCCGAGTCCGCACCTGTCTTGGTGTAGTACAACGAGTTCAGGGTAGCCGTGTTGGTGTACGAACTTAGCGCAGTATTTAACGCAGTCGTGGAAACCAAGTTCTGAGTTGCTTGGCTAATGGCCGAGTCTGCGGCTGTCTTGGTGTAGTAGTTGGCAGTCAGCGTAGCCGTATTGGTGTATGCGGTTAAAGCCGTGTTTAGCGCAGTCGTAGAAACAAGGAACTGCGTAGCTGAGCTGATTGCAGAGTCAGTTGCTGTCTTTGTGTAGTAGTCCGCCACCAAACCTGCAGTGTTGGTGTAGTTGCCCAGAGCGGTGTTTAGCGCAGTGGTGGAAACCAGCGTGCTTGTCGCAGAACTAATGGCTGAATCAGTTGCTGCCTTGGTATAGTAGTTCGTCGAAAGGTTTGCACGAGTAGCGGGAAGCCCAGTTGTAGCGTCATTGACTTGGGCGCTTAGTGTTTGGCGAAGAGTGGACTCAGCGCTTAAATCGCTAACAACATTTGCAATCTGAGTCGTGTGTGCAGCAACAACTTGACCCAGTGATGTGTAGTCACCGACCTTTGTCCAGTAAGTTGTGTTGGTTGGCAGGTTGCCAGTCGTAGTTGACTTGGCTTGGTAAATAGCGCCGTTGTAAGTAACTAGGTCGTTTGTCGCATAGGTCTCAGTATTAGAGTACGCAGGAGTATTCTGAATGTCGTTGACCTGAGCTTGCACCGCACCAACGCGAGCATTGACTGACCCGGGAACACTGGCTGCGGCATCAATTAAATCAATACGAGCGCCTAGATCGGTATAAAGCTGTGCGGCTGTAAGTTCCCCAGTCAGGGCTTCTAGAAGCTTCGCGACATCTTGGCCGGTTGTAACGACAAAACCATTAGTTCCGCCAGCAGGGTTTGCGCTGAGTACGCCGTCAATAGACTCCCATTTGATCCACAAGTGCCACTCGGTGGCTGGGTTTGTAGAGTAAGACGTAACTGCACCAGAAAACTGGGTAATCTCAACAGCATCTGCAAAGACGGGCTGAGGCGCACTACCTGCACGAGTAGCGCCATAAATGCGAGAAAGCCTGTGACCATGGCCTTGTGAGTAGACTGGGTCATCGCACTCAATGATGATGTTTGAAATCGCAGCAGATGCAGTAAAACCAGTAGGTGTAGGCGGCGGTGTTAAATCAGGAACATACGCATCAGTGATGGATGGGCCAGCAATAAGTGGGGCAGAACCGCCACCGAACTTAAAGTTGCTGAGAGACGCAAAGCCAGAGTCAACCAAGTCACGAATTGTGATACCACGGTCAAGCGGGTCGCCCTGCTTGCCTAAATAGGTCATCAAGGTTTCGCGAACGCGAGAGCCAAAGTTACTGGCGCTGTCGCTTGGGATGTCGTTTCTCATAGCTGTTTGAGTTCCTCAACAGATGTCGCGATAGCCACGTCTTGCACTGGGTTTGTACCCTCGAGCTCAATCTGGAATTCAAATGCGCGGTAACCGCTAGGAAGTCTAAACGGATTGCGGTCTGCAACAGTCTGCGTGTGCTTAAGAGCGCCATCTGCGTACAAGCGGAATGTGACGGGGTAAGCATTGGCTACCACCACGGCAGCAGCAAAGTTAATCGGCGAACCCTGACGGAAGGGCTTGCTACGTGAGCGATAGGTCAGCGATGTACCAGTATCCCACTTGCCGACGTTTGTACCTGTTAAGACATACAGCTGATCTTTCAGACTGTCGAAGTACATAGCTTCGTAGCCGACGTCCAAGAAGTAAATACCGCCGCCGCTGGGATCAATGAGGAAACCTTTGCGGCCAGAGCCGTCGTCGTAACTACCTAAGTAGAAACCCTCATACATCCTACCGATGATGCTGCTTGGAACCAGAGCTTGCCAGTCTTCGCGGAGCATGACGCCATTGGTAATAACACGAGCGCCGCCATCGCCAAACCAGCACAAACCGTCTTCAGAGGCCCAAGCCACGCCATTACCCATGCTCACAACAGAACGTGCTGAAACGCAGGCTTGTTGTATTTCTAAGGGACGTTGATCCATGCCATCAGGGGTTGAGCCTTGCACGAGTAGGGGGCGGCCAGTTGTCAGCACCAAGAGACTTTGCCCAAACACACCGAGGCCAACAGGTTTGCTGTCTGGTGGAATGATCTCGTAGTTCGCAGGCCAAGCATAAGGTGTGTATGGCTCGCAGATACGCACCGAATTACCTGAGATACCACTCATCATACCGTTCCACATTGCTGTGAGGTTTGACAGGGTTGGCTCAGTAATACTCGTTGCACCACCAGTAGGAACGCCGGGGGCTGGGAACCATAAGTTAGTCGCTAGGTTTTCGCCAAGGGCGCGATTGTCGTCAGTTGTTGAGGACGTCGCAAGTGCAATCTCGCGCAGAAAGTAAAAGTCTGTACCAGTCGAGCTACCCTGTGTGCGGTAGATGCGGATCGTGGCAATGTCGTAGTTGCCCGATGGCACAGAACTAAAGCCAGAAATAGCAGTCGAGCCTAGGTTGTCCCGGGTGACTAGGGCGCTCACAGGTGACGGAGCAGATTCCCAGCCAAGGCTGTTAACGTATGTGTAGACGTAGTAGTAATACTCAATGACTGGCGATGTTGCACCGGAGTTCGTGCCCGACACTGTAGGAGCGCCAGCTGGAGCTGGGATGCCCATAGGACGGTTAGCTGTAGGGTATGGTGCTGTGGCCAGACCAATCACGTTGTTAGTGAACTTGGGAGCGCCGTCGCCGGTGTAGTATGTCTGTTCGGTTGTATCAGCAGCATCAAAGCCACGCACCACATTTACAGCAGTTGTCCAACTTAACCAATACTGAGCGTCGGAGTCTACATCACGACCCATGCGGTAAATGGTTTGACGGCCAGAAGGAACTGTAGCTACGGTTGCTGGGGATTTCCAAGCACGCAAGTCGCCACGCCCGGGCTTTTGGTTGCGGGAGACGACACCTACTGTGTCGGGCAACATAACGGGGTTGATCGCTCGGTTCTCACCGGCAAAGCCCCCATAGCGAATAACGGCCATAGCTCACTCCTATATGCCTAGATTGTAGTGTTAACCACCCAAAACAGCTAGGGCCTGATTGATGTGTTTAATGCGATCGTCAAGGCCGATTGTGCCGCCGTTGATGCGTTTAGTCATGGTCACGAAGTCGCGGCCATCAGCGTGCTGATTAATTTTGTGTGTCTGCCAAAACCAACCCGCTGTTTGAGCGGCGTACTTGGGAGTGCGCACGAGTTCAGGCTCCATCACGAAGTCCACACCGAGGGCCTTACCTGCGTGGTAGAAGTTGCTATGACCGGTCAGCTGGAGAAATCCGGAGCCGCGGAACCGCCAACCATCCCCAGAAGCCTCATCGCGGTTACCCATACGATTGCCGTAAATGCGATTGGCGATACGTTTAGGCTGTTTCTCGTAAGCCGCAGCTTCCTCGGGTGTGAAGCCCCATGCACGTTTAGGCGTCTTGGGAAACAGCTTCAAAAGCGTAGCAGCTCTGTAGTTCAGGTTCTCTTCCATGATCTTGAAGTTGCCGCACTCGTGCCCGCACTGACCGATCCAGCTTGCTTGCTGCAAAGGTGTGAGGATGCCAAACCGCTCGAAGGTTTCGTTGAACGCATCGGCCAACGTGGGGTCGATGTGCATTTGTTTGAGTTGGTCACTGTTTACCATTTAAGAGATTCCTTACGTCGTTGTATGCGTCTATGCATGCATTCAGTTGTGCAGTGTTCCTGTCGCCTTGAGCCACTATTTCTGCGATGGCTTGGAGGGTTGCTCGCTCGGCATCAGAAGCTTGGTCAGTCTGTCGGTTAGGTTCACTTCTTGTTTCTGGGCTATTTGCGGGGGCAGGGGTGGGACTTGCGGGGGCTTGTACGCAACTTGGGGCGGGGAGGCGCACCCGGCCAGCAGCAATGAGGCGATTAAGATCAGTTTGCTTTTGATTAACGACATTGTTAGTCTCCTGAAGTTTAGCGGCAGTGGTGTTGATCTGTTCGTTTAGTTTCTGCTCGGTCTGACGAGCTTCCTCATTCTTCTTGGCAATTTCTGCCTGCATCTCTGCATCCCGTTTGTTCCAGCCTTTGTCATAGCCAAAAAAGTATGTGCCGACAAACAACACGATTACAGCGATGACTGCGTACACCCAGCGGGGGAGAGATAGCAAAAACATAATCAGGTCTCCTTACGAGCGGCTGCAATCTCTGCACGGTCATCATCGGGCTCCATGTGTTCTGGAGGCGTTGTAGGTGGAGGCCCGGGAGTCCACGACTCATCAAGGTCTGGGTTCTTGTAACCCATCCAGTTGAAGTTAGGCATGATCGATGAAGTCGCTGGTGGGGAGATCACCGTTGCCTGCACAGGTACTGGTGTGCTAGAGGTTGTCGTTGTAACCGTCGTTGTAGGAGGATGAGGAGCCATGGCTTGAGCCGCAGCGCCCACAGCGCGTTTACTCATCACACCGCCAATACCGCCTACTATCAACAACACGATGTCGTTCAGCATCTTCGTGTAAGCCTGATCGATGGGAGCCATCGACTTGATTGGCTGTGTGACGAACGTCACCGAATACAGAAGCGCCACGACAATGAAGCACAGGATGCAGGTGACTGCAACCACCACAAAGCCCCAGATGCGGACTTCGATATCTTCAGCGGTTAGGACTGACTTCTGGAGCTGGTTGGGCTGGCTGGTTTGTTGCATTGATTTGCTTCTCCAAGATTGGGGCTACAAGGTATTCGGGGCACTGCTGGGTAAACAAGCACTTTGGCTTTTGGCATTGTGCAGCATGGAAGTTTTCAGGGTTCTGGCAGAAATACCTGTACCGGTCTTCACATCCGGCTAAGAACAATACTGATATCAAAAAGATATATTTCATACCATGACGTCCACAGAGTTGGGTCTAGCCCATTGGTTTCGTACTTGTTGCAGTTTGTGATTCTGCTCGTTTTGATGGTTCAGGCGTTGCAACTCCTGCAGATTCTTCTGCTGAATTATGCGGTATGTTTCCAACAAAATCTTGGCGTTGGCTTGGTAAGGAGTGACTCTCATAACCCAATCTTCCCCAATAGAAGGTTAACAATCTTGTCTGACAGGTCATCTGGCAAAAAGCGTAGGAAGCCAAGGAACCACCACGCTGCGCAGCCGTAGCAGAACACCTTGCAGAACATGTCGAACTGCTTTTGATACTCGTTCATAGCTCATCTGCCGCAACGCTTAGTGGTGTTGCAAAACTCCACCATCTCATAGATGCCGATGAACAACAAAAATAGCAAGAACGCAATTGCGCCAATGGCAACGGCCCACTCTTGCATCTCAGCGTCTTTTTCCTTTTGCTTCTTTTCCTCGGCTCTCAACGCAGCCATTTCCTTGGCGTCGTCTCTGTCCATCTCGGCTTGACGGGCTTTGATCTTGTTCCACACGTCGATCTTGCCAGTCTGCATGAACAGCATTTTGAGCTCCTCCTCGAAGGCACGAGCTTGCTCAAGCGCCATTTCGATTTGCAGGGCGGTGCCCATGTTAGAGCCTTTTTTGTCGCGCTTAGCCTGCAGCATCGCCTTGGTAGCGGTGCTCTTGGCATCGAACATTTTGCCGATCATCGGCGCGAGCGAACCTAGGTCATTGGCTACTTTCGCAGCCTTCTTGACCATACTAATTGCAGATTGAATGCCTGCTAGGGCCGTTACGGGATCAATCATTTTTTCTCAACTTTTTTCCATTCAAGGCAGATTACCTTGCGGTTGTACACGTCCCCAGACCATGTCCACCGGACACAGCGGTATTCCGTGTTTAAGCTGAAAACCAAGAGAGTCGCCGCTAGCCAATTCATGGCGGCCTCCGTATTTAGGTTCGGCTAAACAGGCGGGAAAGGGCAGTTTTAATGGAGTTGAAAAAGCTACCGCGAGTGGGTTCTGCGTTTTTCACTTCGGGTTCTGGGGTCACAGGAAGCTCAACGGGCAGCGTAACAGATTCGGGTTGCACAACCGTTACTGTTTTTTGCTTGGGTTTATTTGTTGTAGCCATACAACAATCCTATTACTTATCTTGCTTGGAGTCAAGCTTGTCGAAGATTTGGCGAAGGATGTCTTTGATCTCTTTGATGTCGGCTTTGTAGTCATCCTTTTGGACATAGTCCTTCAGAATTTGTTCGCGCATGGCAGCCACATCGTCTTCCAGTTTCTGGATTTTGCGAGTGACCTGATTGAACACAAACACGGCCAGAAACGCGGCAATGGCCACGACGAAGTTAAAGATTTGTTGGTTGTCCATGATTGTATTAGAAAATTATTTCAGGGTAGAGTTCAATGCCGGTCTTAGTTGCCACAATGTTAGAGCCGCCGCTATTAGAGGAAATTTCAACAGTGTATGTACGGTAGCCCCCGCCGTTTGCTGTTCTTGATACACCGAAATACAAAGTACTTGAGATTTGGTGCCAAACTCCTCTTGCGCTACCGTATACGGTCTGACCGGCACCAGAACTAGCAGTTTCAGTAAATCTTACCCAATAACTTGAACCAATTCCAGTGGTGGTAGGTGATGCCCAGTTACCCGCACTTTGTATACCGATATCGCTGGTGCCAGCTTGGATGGTTCCATTGCTGTTGAAGATAAGTTCAGCGTATGCAGTATTACCCGGATATGCAGTGCCGAAAACACTCGTTAAACCTGCTAAAGAAATTGTAATAGCCGATTTACCCCGGCCATCGCTCATTGAAATCTGTGTACCGCTACCGGGCCTACCAAACAACGACCGCACCGCCGAATCGTTCATGTCGATCGTAGCCGTAGCCGACCGCCCCAGCTCAGTGTTTACCTGACCTAGGGATATCGAATTCGGCGAGGCGGGCAGCGTCATGGATTAGGGGGCTGGTGTAGCGGGAGTCTCAACCACTGGAGCCCAAGGCATGGGGGTCTCGGTAATTGGAGTTGCTTTTTCAGCAATCTGTTTGGCGATCATGCCGTTGACATGCTCTTCGTAGCTACCAACGACGACGTCTTGAATCCAACCCAGAACCATTGCTTCGGTCAGTTCAGCAAGAGGCACAAAGGTTGAACCTTCTGGCATGGTTGTTGTCGTGAAAGGCGTTGCACCAGAGAATTCACCAGTGTTACCGTTTTCGTCTGTACCGGTCTTTTTCCAGTAGGTCTGAACGACGGCGTTTTCGTTGCTGCCTTCGGTGCGAGTTTTGAGGCTTGTGACAGCCCATGTGTAGGTAATGGCCATGGTTAATCTCCAATGAGTTTGTTGATGAGGGATTCTAACTGTGCTACGCGGTTTCGTAAATCCACGACTTCTTTTGCCAGTTCTACAGCAGAAACCATAGCGGCATTGCCATATGCGACTGCAAGATGTGGCCCTTCGTCCAAAACAGTTTCAGGCAAAACAGTCTGGAGGCTTTGAGCGCTAACACCTGCCTGCCTTGCACCCGTATCAGTTCTAGTATAAGTGCCACTCTTGACTTTGGCTAGGGCTTCAACAAACCCTGCGCATACATCTGACCAATCTGTTTTTAAGCGCTCATCAGAATAGGCGGTGACATTGCCTTTTGCAATAAAGTCAGAGTTGCTACGAAAAATAAAATTGCAGTCAGCAGATGTTGTTCCAAAATGCATGCCTATACTATCGGAACCGCCATAACCCCCGCCGCCTTGGAAATACGACATTCCATAACTATCAGCATTTCCAAAACTCCAAATGCGATTTCGGCCTGATTGATACCCTGCATTTTGAAAGCCGCATCCGGTACCAGAAGAAACAACGCCTGCGCTTGAAAGAGATAGTCCTGAACTGCTTGGGTCTAAGTAATAGCTTGTGTCGTTGGCGTCATAGAAAATAGTGCCGTCTACACGAGCGCCAAAGTAAGCGCCTTTGTTGCAGTACACCCCGTACGCCGAATTGGTCGACGAAGTGCCAATACCCATGCAATCATTTGCAAGCAAATAGTACCAATACCATTTGCCATTGGCTTCGCGGTAAACACCACCATTACCAGCGCTGTCATACATCATCCCATTAACAGCGCTGTGGGAAATATACATACCGCTGTACGAATTTTTACTACCGTCTATCTGCAACTGGGTGTACGTGGAGCTACCATTTGGATAAAAATGCGCACCATAGTGGTTGGGCCAATAAATTCCTGCAGAAGTGTCACACTGAATCCAACTGTTAGGTCGGAAATACATAGCCCCAGACAACACAATACCATACAAGTACGAACTACCACTAGGGTCACAGTAGTACCCGCTGTTGTCATAGTCATAAAAAACTGGTGCTCGAACTGATCCTGTAACTAGTAAATCTGCATTGTGGTTTAACTGCATCTTCCAAGTAGACCAGTTGGCGCTACCTGATTTACTTGTATACCAATAGTGCTGGTGGTCTTCAGACGCTGTTGATCCCGCAGTTCTCCAATGACCTGAGTAATAATGAAGGTCGTTTCCGTAGGTTCTTAAAAATCCGGAGTAGTTTGATTGAACGCCAAGGTCAAGAGAATCGTAATTTGAAAGGCCAGCGATCTTAATTGCAACCACACCATTGGCACTAGAGCCGCCAGTTGCGGCTTGGTAGTTTGCGTAGTTGAGCACGGTTGTGCCAGCAGGGTCTACATAAAACGCAGTATTTTGACTATCGTAAAAAAGGGGTGATCTAATAGATTCGCCATTTAACAAATAACCACCGTTATCCATTAAAACGTTCGCGCCACTAAACCGCATTTGCCAAGTGTTATTGCCGCCAATGTACAACTCATCGCTGGGGCCCGCTTTTATCATAGAAGCGTTTGTGCCAGCTGACGTAAGCGTTATATCAGAAGACCCGTTTACATAAAATATTGCAGTGGTTAATACACTGTTGCCATTTGGGTCTACGTAATAACCTGTGTTGTTGCTGTCGTAAAAGATTGGTGCGCGTGATGAAACGCTTGTTTGCGATATGCCCTGACTACTTACCCAAAAATCAGAGCCGCCTTGTGTAGCGGTTCCGCTTACATGAAGCCCAATATAATCAGGGCCGCCTTGGAAATACGAAATTCCGTAAGTATCAGCATTGCCAAAACTCCAAATGCGGTTTCTGCCGCTTGTAAAAGTTCTATTTTGGAAACCCCCGTTTGTTCCAGTACCAGATGAAACAATGCCGTTAGTTGCTAACGCAAGGCCCGTGCTGTTTGGGTCTAAGTAATAGCCTGTGTCGTTGCTGTCGTAGAAGATTGGTGCGCGTGAAGAACTATATGATGTTGTGTCCCCGCTGTTGTTAATGATAAACGCGTTTATAGTGTCAGCGCTATTGTTAAAGCGATAACCATAAGTTGGCGTACCCCTAGCGTATGATCCATCACCCGCCCAACTTTGAACACCTTGCCAGTTAGCAGCGTTTAGAACAGATGTACCCGCCGGGTCTAAGTAACGGTTCGTGTCGTTGCTGTCGTAGAAAATTGGTGCATAAACTGCACTTGTGTTGTTTCCTGATTGCGTTGGTGGGTTAACAGTATGTGTTGCATTAATATTGTTATATGTAGATGAATTAAAACCTATTGACCAATTGTCATCCCAATTGGGGTAACCAGTATCTACATAACCAACTTGAACATCAGTTATAAAAACTTGCGGGTATGACCAAGAACTTCCAAGTTCTCCAATATAAACATAAAGAGCACCACCGCCATAAGTAAACCGCACATTAAGGGCAGACCTATTTGCTGTACCCATGTAAGCAAATGTGTTGTACCAAGTTCCACCAGAAGTGTGACCACCGCAATAAATATCAAATGAAAGCCCATCGTATGTGTAAACACTAACCCTAAATCTCAGCATTGGGGAAAGTGATACTGGCAATGTAATAACAATCGCACCATTTACAGTGCCTGTTGTTGTGGTGTACGCGCCACCCGCAGGCATTACATTTCGCAATCCACCACTGTTATTGCTAACAGCAGAATTCACTAAGATACTGTTTAAATAAGAAAGATTTGAAGGGTCGGCATAATACCCAGTATTGTTGCTGTCGTAGAAAATTGGTGATCTCAAAGACCCATTGTAAACATAACCCCCATCATTTGCCCCTTGAGCCATAAGCGTAAGGGGATGATTAGAGTATGTGCCAATCTTACCCACACCTTGCCCCGTATGGGAAAGCATTGTAGTAATAATCCCGTCACTATTACTTACAACGTCTAGCCTCGCATGGCTAGAACCGACAAGGTTCATTCGGGCGTTCCAATTACCATCGTTAGAAGACGCTACATTGCCCGCGAAAATGTGCGTTAGCCTAGAACCGCTGTTTGGGTCTACGTAATAGTTCGTGTCGTTGCTGTCGTAAAAGATTGG